TCCCTGCCGAGTGGGCTACAGGCCCGGAGGGGGTCCCTCCCCGGGTGGGAGTGGCTGAGCGTAACGGATCAGACGTCAGGCGACACGGAACGCAACCAGTGTCAGTGACACAGAGTCAACCGTGATGGTCACGTTGCTGCCGTAGTCACCAGGGGCGAACGGTCCCAGTGCAAGCGACCGGTCAGCGGGCACGGACACAACGCGTGGCGTGACGCTCTGACCATCCACGGTGCGAGTCAGGGCAATGGTCACGTTGTGAGGTGCAAGCGTGTCCGTGTTGCGAACCAGCAACCCAACGCGCCCATCGTTCTCAAGCGTGTGACCTTCGACTGTGTCACCTACCTGAGCGTTAGGCAGCACAGTGCCAGCGCGCGTGAAGGAGACAACAGGAATGACTAGAGCCATGCTCACTCACCTATCAGTTAGCGTGCCATCCACCAGGCTGATGCCTAGCGGTCTCCCTGTTGTGACAGGGGGTGCACAGGGGTCTTAGGTGGGTGGGGGTATCAGGGTCAACACCCCGGGCTATCAGCTCACGTCGTGATAGGGGGTGGTGGTCAGCCACAGTGGCAGGCTTAGAGCACAGCACACACCATGGGTTGGCATACAGGTAGGCACGCCGTACACGCTGCCACTTCGAAGAGCCGTAGTTGAACGCCCCACGGTCCTTGCGTAGTTGCCAGTCCTGAGCCTTGTGCTCAGCACAGCGACCACCACCAGGGGTCAGCTCTGGACACCCCGGGATGGTGCATGGCTTGCGTGGCCTTGACGGCATTAGGTCACCTCCGAAAATCCGTAGGTGCCATGGTGCGGGCAACAGGGTTCGAACCTGTGACCTCTGGTTCCCAAAACCAGCGCGCTACCTACTGCGCCATACCCACGAAGAGCCCCCAACAGGGTTCGAACCTGTGTCACTGGTTTACGAGACCAGTGCTCTGCCCATTGAGCTATAGGGGCGAAGCTGGACCGGCAGGGGTCGAACCTGCAACCTCCGGTTTTGGAGACCGGCGCTCTGCCAATTGAGCTACGTTCCATTGAGTCCGCTGTGAGGGATTCGAACCCCCACGCCCGTAAGGGCACATGGGCCTAAACCATGCGTGGCTACCAGTTACACCAACAGCGGAAGGCTTCGCCGCATTACGTAAGGGGTGACTATCCCCCAGCGCCGCTAGCGAAGCGGAGTAGGTCAGGTGAGACTTGAACTCACAACGCCCGGATTAAGAGCCCGGCGCTCTGCCAATTGAGCTACTGACCTAGGCGGCAAGGGAACCTCTATCACCCATTGCCAAACGCGCACCCTGAACCATTACCTTCGTGCGCTTCCTATCGCTGGCCTACCTGGATTCGAACCAGGAACCCCCGGGGTAACAACCCAGTGCTCTGCCGGTTGAGCTATAAGCCAATTTGGGGCTACTCGCCGCCCTGTTTGCGTGTGACTAGCACGCCACATGGGGCCGGTTTCACCCAGGGTGTTTATCGTCGGTCCAGTCACGGACCTATTGTCAACACCAGTACCGCATCAAGGATTTGAACCAAGGACTTCCGGCGTATCAGACCGGCGCTCTAACCTGACTGAGCTAATGCGGCATGGTGGCTTCGCCTTGCAACCGTGGGAGAGAAGCACGGGAAGGCGAAGCCGGAAGGGGCAGGCACCACAGTCCGCCGGACCATCGAGTCTGTTCTACGTGCGCGGGATCAACTCCCCCCTCAGAATGTATCTAGGGAGTCGAATGCCTGGCCTAGGGAGCGGAATGCCCGTGATTCTCGGCTGGCCGTGTAGAAGTGTAGAAGCGGGGGCCGGTCTCTGAATCCCTATAGAAACCCTTATGGATTATGAGAGTGGGTACAGAAACTACACTTCTACATTTTGCCTGGTCAGAAGGGGTGTGTTGGTGGGGGCACTCCGCCCGCTCATACACGCTGACACGACAAAGGGCGGGCACCAGCCGAAGCCAGCACCCGCCCCAGTGACTCAGATCACTTGCCGCTCAGGTACCGCACAGCGCGTACGGCCCTCTTGAGCCCTTCCAGACCCCCCAGCACCTCAACGCATTCCTCACAGGTGACGCACAGCCCGCGCCCCTGAATGGACGTGCTACAGACAGCGCACTTGTTGAGCCTGATGCCTGCCCGCTGAGCCCGGGACGCTTCCGCCTGCAAGCCCGGCGTCTGTCGCTTCCGCTCAGACTCAACCACCACCTTGCACGGCTTACACAGGTAGTCATGCCCTTTGGGCTTGCTTGCCGCCCGGGGGAACTCTTCCAGCGGCTTGACTTCCTTGCACCGGTAACACGTTCGCGTAGTCACGCTGGCACCCCGCTCAGCCAATCGAAAATGAGTCGGTCTTCTATGGGTGTCGGGTCACCCTGCCTTTTGGCCGGAAGAACGATGACCCCCTTCTTGCCCAGCGCACAGCGGAGAAGCATTCGACGCGTGGGGACATCCGTTTCCATCCACGTTTCCCGAAGGGTCTCCCCGTCGCTGAATACGGAATAGTCCTGACCGTGGTCTAGCTCTTCGAGTTGCTGAGTCATGTTCTGAATGGTGGTGCTGAGCTTTTCGCTCAGTTCCTCGTACCGCTCATCACTGACACGCCCGAAGACGTAATAGTCGTCTTCCAGCTTCTTGAGCCGTGCCTTAGCGCTGTCCAGTGACTTGAGCGTGTTCTCACGTGCTGCCTGGTCTTCCGGGTTGGAGAACGCCAGCCAGCGCCGCCCGATTTCCAACAGCACGGGGTCACCAGGCTCAAGGGCAGCGACGTGAGCCAGCCACGCATTACCCACGGCAGCGTCAATGCGCTCACACAGGGTGGTGCATCCTTCGCACACAACAGCGCCCCGGGTCTGCCGGTCCTGACAGCGATACCGTCCGCCCCTGTGGCTCATGGACGCTAGGCAGTGCTCTTCTTTGCCCTTGCCCTTATCCCGAAGCCGTCCGCAGCGATACACGCCCGTTCCCAGGTACTTAGCGCCGGGCTGCCCCTTGCCGAAGTCTTCGTTCGTGCGGGAACGGATCAGCTCACGTACCCGCCAGAACTCAGCGGGCTTCCCAACGCCGGTACCGCACATCCGGACGTTGCCCTTTTCGTCAGTGGCCGGTTCGCCGTAGCCCTTCCACTCACCCAGCGGATTGCCGTGCTCATCCGTCTTGCGCTCACGGACCGGCACCATGCCGTAGAACAGCGGGCTTTGGGCCAACTTGCTTACGGCCGTGGGTGACCACGTGTGCCCGCCCCTGGTGGTGCGCTTCTCCACATTCAGGATGTGGGCAACGTCCTTCGTGGTAAGCGGCTGGCCTTCCTTATCAGCCCACTCATCCGGCAGCCCCTCAGCCGTGCCTAGGAGTAGGTCCAGAAGCCGCCTAGCGGTCTCGAACTCATCCGGGTTGGGTTCTACCTTGCCGCTGGGCTTTCCGTCCGCTGTACGGGGGCTCAGCGTCCCGAACGGGGGTTTTCCAGTGCCACGCCGGTTCTCTTCCTTATGCGCATCGTGGCCAGCCTTGACGCGTAGGGCAATGTCCTTCGCCTCTTCGCGGGCACGCTCACTGAGAAGCGCGAACAGCATTCGGGCACCACGTTGCCGACTGTCCAACCCCTCAGTGATGGACACCAGGCCAGCCCGGCGCGTGTCGAACTCATCAAGAAGCCGACCAACGGCCCCCATGCCACGCCGGTCAAATCGGTCCGTCTTCCACACACCCAGGGTCTTTGACATGCCGTCAAGTACGGCCTGAGTCGCCTTCTCGAATTCCCGGCGTCTGACGTACGTCTTTGATGCGGACAACTGTTCGAACCACACATGCCGGATGGTGCGGTCAGTCTGAGACGCGTACCGGACGGCATCCCGGAGGTGACCACGGAGAGTGGCCACATCCTCACGCTTCGTACTCCGCCTCAAGTACAGGTCCATGAGCGTTTCCGGGTCACCCTCAGCCGGGTCCCACAGGCCCATAGCCCGCATGTCGTCTTCGCTGAGCCCCAGACTGACTAGTGTCTGGTAGTCGGCTCTTCTCCCTGTCACGCTGTCCCCTCCTAGGGTTGCTGGCACGCTTGACCAGCCCCTTTAGGGTAGCGCGTCTATGGACCCTTGATAACTCACTTCTCAAAATGGGGGATCAAAGGACCATGCAGCCGACCAGCCGTATTGCAGGGGCAGCGCGGGTTAGCGCACTGGCCACCCATCACGTAGAACCCCATGGCCTTATGTGCCGTGGCCGGACCCACGTCCGCTGACCACTCCTGCATTTCGCGCGCTGTGATCGGTTCCATGGGTCCAGCGTAGGCATGGGAAGAGCCCCGGACCATTGTTCCGTGATCCGGGGCTCATGCGTGTTTCAGGGGCTCTGCCGTCTAGGCTGAGGTGAGCCCCCAGGGACACAGCCCGTCCCTGGGGTCTCTTCTACCGGCTGTTGCCGACCACCACCCTTCCGGTCCACGGGTCCGTGAACGTGTGGGGCCACATGACGTTAGGTAGCAGCATCTTGACCCTTGCCACCTTGCCGGGCGTCTGGGGGTCATCGTCGCGTGCCCAGTCCAGTTCCCCGCAGTGATCAGCCGCCAGCGCGCGAACCAGTTGCAGCCCCCTGCCGCTCTGCCTCATCTCTTCGAAGGCGTCCGCGTTGGGCTCACGCTCTGCCACGCCGAAGGGGATGTCTCCGGGGTTGGGCACGCCCCGGTAGGTCTCCCTGTAGGGCACGTAAGGGCTCTTGTCGTGAACCGTGATGATCAGCCAGCGGTTCGGGTGCCAGATGGTCAGGCTGCCAGCGGGGAACGGGCTGCCCTTCGACGCGTGCTCACAGGCGTTGGTCACCAGCTCCGAGACCATGACCATGCAGTCACTCACCAGGTGAGGGAACTTGCCGTCAAGCCCGAAGGTGGTCAGTAGCTTCCTGGTGGCGTACCGGCACGACTGAGGGGCCAGCGGGTCAGCCAGCCGGAAACCGACGCTTCCGAACCGCTGGTGCCTCACTGGCCCCTCAATCTTGTACGGCTGCCGTACCTGAGTTTCTGTCATAAGCCCAACGGTAGCCGGGCCTTGTGGCTCATGGGGAGAGACGGACCAGGATGCCGCCCACGGTCGTTGACCATTCGTCCCCGCGTTCTACTGCCGTCCGGCCGTCCGTGACCATGGCCAGCCGAAGGCCGTAGACGGGTCCTAGAGCCGTTGCTAGGGCGTCCGGGCCTAGATGGTTGTAGGCCAGCCTGACAGCGCCGCACAGGGCCGTGTGTGCCCCCTCAGCCGTGTCTACGGTCACGCTGTCTGCGCCCTTGTCTTCGATCACCCATGCAACTCTCATGCCTTCACACTAGGACCGGCAAGGCCGTACAGGTCCGGCAAGGCCCCTTCGTGGGGTACGTCTTCCTTGTGCCGGACGTAGGGAATCGTCTGCCGTGGGATGGCAGGCAACAGCGACTCATCCCGGTACACGCTGAGTCCGCCGTGGTTGTTGACGTCTGTGCAGGGACAGAAGCGTTTCCCAACGAACAGCTCACCCGTCTTGAGATACAGAGCCTTGATGGCTTCCCGCCAGCCGCACATGTACTCACCCACACGCTTGTAGTCCCCTAGGTCTTCCGAGTAGTGCCACTCACGCATTCCCAACGTCATCCCCGTCTGTGGTCCGCGCGCTGTGATCATGAACCGCTCACCCAGCACGGGACCGGACATGATCCGGGTCACGGTCCGGCCGTAGGTGTGCACCAGCGACTCACACTCATCCGCCGTGTACGCGAACTCACGCGCCAACACCCCGGGGAATCTGACGTGTTCGCCCCATGTCCACCCGCCCGCATCTAGCGGAACGGGCACCCTGAGAAACAGGTGAACCGTCGGCATTGGGCCAAGATCAACGAAAGTGATCATGACCGCATCCCCCCCTCAATCCGGGCACGTTCTGTGTATTGCACATGTTAAGCGGAGTAGTTCAGTCCTGTAATAGCCCCATGCACCTGACGTGGTGGTTGTGACCATCCTGTGAACTTCGCGTTTGCTCGGCGTTCACCTGCAACCCTCCGCTGTTCCACGTGCACCTATGGTTACTCGAACACTCGAACGAATCAAGCCATTAACCAGGGCCGATTACGTTTTGTCATGAACATGGTTACTCTGAGTGAGGCCGGCCGGGACCCAATATAGATGTAGCGCCCATGCATCCTGTTTCAGGGCAAAGGAAAAGCCCCCTTGCGGGGGCCGGTTCCTGGTCTCTCAGTCGTCGTAGTGCATCGTCAGCCGGGCGTCAGGCTTGAACTCTTCCACGCTGTACCCGAAGGGGATGTAGGTGGTGCCATCCTCCGTCCACGGTTCCCCCGCCTGCCACGCCAGCCGACCGAAGTTCACCCAGTCCCCGCGCTTGATGTTCTTCGCTGCCTTCGTCTTCGGCTTCGTGTTCATGTCCGTTCCCTTCGCCGTTGGGCTGTGACGCCATCTTAGGCACATACGAAAAGCCCCCGCAACCCACCTCCGAAAATCCGTAGGTGAGAAACGGGGGCAGAATCGGACAAACAGGGGTCAGTCTTCGTCGTCAGCCGTGCGCCACTGGGGCACCATGTCAGCGAAGGAAGCCCACAGCCAGCGCGCTTCGGTCTCCTGCATTCGGATCACGATGGGTCCACGCACCCGGTCCACAGCCGTGATGTCAATGGACCGGTCAGCGTACTCCTTGACGCCTTCCACGTGGATGATGTCCAACTTGATGCCGTCTGCCATGGTCTCTCCCTAGGGCTTGAGGGTGGTTCGGGGTCCGACTCTATCAGTGTGGCTCAGCGGCCGGTCAAGGGGCGTCTGAGTGACCACAGGACACATCCCCCGGCAGTCGCTCAGCGTGGGTGCCTCAGCCGGGCTAGCAGCGATCACGGCAGCGCTCAGGCAGGCTGTACCGCCCACCAGGACACTGACCACCACGGCGCGGACGTTCATGCCGCTACCTTCCTTCTGTTGCGGAGGATGCTGCCGAAGAAAGACCGCTTCCTGACATCCTGGGGCATGGAATCAACCTCACCGATGATCAGCACCCTGAGCCAGTCGGCTTCGTTGTGCGGGATGCTGAGAACCTGCCTGACGTTGCCTTCCGTCCTGATTTCCACCTCAAAGTTGTAGTAGTCCCCCTCTTCGGCTTCCACCAGCTCTATGCCAAGCACCTTGGCAACCTTGACCTTGTGACGCATGGTTCCCCTTCCGGAGGGGAGACCGGACAGCCCCCGGTCTCCCCCACTCAGATCAGCGCTTGACCCACACGAACACGTGCGCGTGACGAATGTTCCCGTCACACTTGTCACCGTGCGTCTTGCAGCGAAGCTCACGAACTTCCGGCATTGCCTCTTCCCTTCGTCGTTGGTGCCTTGCAAGACCAACTATGCATGAGCGTAGGTGGTCCACGCAACCCACCTCCGAAAATCCGTAGGTGCTAGGGGCGCTGGTAGTCCGTCTCAGGGGTGACCACGCGCCGGATTCCAGCCGCCCGAATCAGGGTCCAACACGCCGGGCACGGTTCACGGGTGGTGTAGAGAGTGCTGCCGGGCAACTCCCCTGGTGGCGCATGGCGAATGGCGTTGCGCTCCGCATGGTCCGCTGTGCAATTCGAGTAATCGCTATCGGGCGGACACTCAGCGGCGCTCAGCTTTCCCCGGGGACATGCACCAGCCGAAGCGCAACCAGGAACGCCAGCGGGGGCACCGTTGTAGCCGGTCCCCCTCACTTCGTTGTTGGCATTGACCAGCACGGCCCCAACCTGAGCCCTGGTGCAGTCCGCCCGGCTGGCAGCCCACTGAGCCCCCGCCAGAAAGTAGGCGTCCCACCCCGGACGCGTTGAAGCGTTCACGTGCCAACTCCCTTGCCCAGAACGGGTCTTCGCTCAGCGGTCCCCCACGGTCACGTAGAACGCATTCGAAACGTGCGGGTGGATGATCAGGAACCGACCACCATGCAGCCACAGCCGGTTTCCCTCCGTGTGCACAGCAACGTACTCATCAAACCGGGGGCCGGTTTGGTACTTGATACGTGCATCCTTCGGTAGCGGCTGGTCTTCGCTGGTGTAGTTCTGCACGTAAACGTTGGTCTCCCCCACTTCCCCGCGAAGGTCAGCGTTGAGCTTCCGTTCACGCTCCAACTGAGTGCGAAGGCCCCTGAGTTGTTCCTGAGCCCACTTCGGCAAGCGCTCTTCCCTGGGGTCAACCATTCGGGGTCTCCTTCGCGTATTCGTCACACTCGAATTCGGTCACGGGGGTCATGGTGGTGGTCTTGCCGTTGAAGACAGGAATCAGGTGAACCTCAGTGTGACCACTCAGGCACTCCGGTCCGTCTTCACAGCCGGTTGCCAGCGTCGCCACCAGGACAGCACCAGCAACAGCCAGCGTCACGCGCTTACGGTTCATCTCTCCTCAATCGGTCGACTCAGGCACCAGACCAGCGCCACCCAGTAGGTGACGTACGCACCCAACAGGACAAGGCCAACGGGGTTCACTGGTAAGGCACCTCCGGGATGTCCTGTACGGCGTTGGGAGCGACGTTCCGAAGGTGCATGAGCACTTCCCCGGCAAACTCCCGGATCTCAGCGTCAGCGGCAACGTGGTGCCTCTTGCCCAGCACGTCACGCCACGCCCGGAGGTTGCCAGACACCACCATGTCTACGGGGGCAGCGTTCGGCAGCACACAACGGGCGGCTTCCCGGGCAGCCTTCCGCTTGAGCCCCTTAAAGGACACCAGCCACTCAACCAGGATGGCGTAATCCGTCAGGGCTTCCGCGTAGGCAGCCTGTATCTGTCCCTCAGCCTTCGTACCGCGAAGGGCAGGCGGGATTACCGGTTCCGTCTCCTCATAGTTCACGTAGCGCTGAGACACCACACTGAAAGACAAGTGCCTGTGTCGGGTCAGCTCAGTGAGAAGCGCCCGGCTGACACCACGCACCAGGAAGGAAGCCGAAGCGTGCTCCAACACGCTGTAATGCCCCTGCCGAAGGATGTTGGCGAGATAGTCAGCGTTGGCAGCCGTGTCCGGGTTGGGCCGGTGAAACGACTTGTAGCACAGCCGCCCGGCAGCCTCAGCCAGCGCGTCAGCGTCCGTGGGCACATTCTCATTCCACTGAGCGCCACTAACCCTGTAGTCGTATGCGTCGAGTAGGGCCGAAGGGATGAGCCGAGTATGGGCAATCAGGTCAACGCGCAAGGTCTCTCCGTCCATGGAATGACGAAGGCACCTCCGGATTTTCGGAGGTGCCATTCATCGTGATCAAACGAACTCAGCGCCGAACTCAAGGAACTTCGCTAGGTCAAGCACTTCGTTGGGGTCAGCGTTGTGGAAGCCCGCCCGGCGTAGCTCACTGGCAGCGATTCGGTATACGTCCACCCGCTCAGCTACAACCCCGGTAGGAGTCGGATCGTTGATGGTGGGGTCTAGCTTCGCCATCAGAGCTGTGCCAGCCGGTTAGCAACAATCAGGTCACGCTCAAGCTCCGCAGCGTCAAACCCGAAGAGGGTAACGGAGCTAATCACGTCGCCTTCCGGGTTGTAGGTGATGAACTCCTGACCCTGCCCCTTCGGCATGGTGCGGACGCTGTAGCCGTTGGTGAGTCGGTAGTCAGCCATGGAATCTCTCCCTGTTCCTGGTGCCTTCGGAATGGTCTTAGTGAGTCGAATGCCAGCCAGCCGCCCACTGGGCTAGCGTCTGGTCTGCCTTGTCGAGATTGCAGGGGGCACACGCCGGGATGACGTTGGACAGCACGTCACGGCCACCCCGGGAAATGGGCTTGATGTGGTCTAGGTGCTCCGCTGGTGCATCGCAGTAAGCACAGCGACCATCCCAGCGGGCAAAGACCTCAGAACGCTTGTAGGGGGCCGCCCTGACCCGTCGCTGAGACCAGTACAGGGCGGCAAACTCAGGCAGCACTACTTACGGCCACCACGTCCCAGGTTGGCGGCTGCCGCTTCGGCCATTTCCTTAGCCTCAACGTCGTCCTTCGCCACGGCCTTGATGTACCGCTTAGCGAAAGCCTTGTGACCCTTCGTGCGAGCGTCCCGGGCCTGAATCGGAGTGAGCCCCAGTTCAGCGGCAAGCCCCTCAAGGTCCCCGGCGTCACCAGTGCCGTAGCAAGACACTCCCCCAATGCCGTAGGAGTGGCGGAGCGCACGGGCCTGGTTCTCCCCCATGGCGTCAAGGATGGCGTTAACGATGGCGTGCTTCTGCCGGTTCTCCTCCGCCGTGATGTCTTCCGGCGTGATCAGGTCTTCCGGGATGCCCAGCGACGAAGCAAGGTTCTCCGACCAGTTGTAGGCGGCTTCGTACTCACCCTGAGAAGCCGAACCGGCAGAGACCCCGTTGATGCGGACAGCGGGGGTGTCAATGGAAATGGCACCCTGCCACGACAGACGGGCTGCCTGTGCCCGGTCAGCGCTGAGCCTACGGCCCTTCGGGGGCACAGTCTGAGCGAACTTCTCGGCAAGGAACAGGTCTCCGTCAGCCTTCTCAAGCATGGACGCGAAGACCTTAAGAGCGTCCTTGTCAGCGCCCTGGTTGCGCGCGTCCCGGACCTTGTCCTTGAGCACGTCTTCAATCGTGGTCCACATGAACCCAAAGAAGCTGTCCACGGTGTCACCGTTGAACCGGGGCAGCGCTTCGAACATGGCAAGCGCCGCATCCTGCCGGAAGTCTTCCCGGTAGTCCTCAAAGCTCAGGCCGTTCTGAGACATGCGCCGGGCGGCAGCGTCAGCCAACTTGCCAATCCGGCCTTCCATGGCGCTCAGAACCGCGCTGGTGCCCTCAAGGCCGTTCGCCTGAGCGTCACGGATCAGGTCAAGGGTCAGGGTCTCGTTCATGTCTGGCGTTCCTTCCGGTTGCTCACTCGGAATGGAGTGAGTGAGTCGAATGCTCGGAAGGGGCTAGACGGCTGCCGGATCTTGTGTGACCTGGACCACACCCCGTTTTAGGCATGGGGGTGCCGTAAGAGGACACACGGGAGACAGAGCGGACTAGACCCCTCAGAGCGGGGGTTCCGCTTGTCCGAAGATCCGGCCGGGCTCTTCGGCTTCGCTGGCTTGAGCTAACGCGATTTTTCGGAGGTGGTCAACGGCATATGCCGCTGACTTGCCCCGTTAGACCCGCGCCCCCGGCAACCAGTTGTCCGAAGATTCGAAGGCGTTACGCCGGTCCTACCTAAGAAGTAGAGAACGTGCATGGTGCACACACACGGTGTCACCTACGTAACCAAGGTTTGATCATGGTCGGTCTGTCAGGTCCGAACGGCTAAAAAATCTTGGAAAGTCGCACTCCGGTAGCACCTCCGAAAATCCGTAGGTGACTGCCCGTAGCGGGTTAGGCCACAGGCAGTCACCATCAGATGTGACGGGCGTTACACGTCAGCGCCGTAGAGACTCCCCCATGAGCGCTTACCAACCTCCGCCTCAGCCTCAATCGGAACGCCGAACAGGTCGAAGGTCATGCACTGCTCAATGGTGCGGGCAATGTCCTTTGCATCCCGCTCCGGGGCACTTGCAAGCACTTCGTCATGAATCGGAAGGCGGAGGTAGGGCAGCATCCCGGCAGCCTCAAGGTTGATCAGGCTTTGCCCCAGACAGTCACGGGCTGCCGACTGGCACGCGTAGTTCACAACGGCGTACGTGCGCTCACGGTCCAGCGGAAGACGCCTGCCGGTCACAGACACGTGCACCATGCCGGTCTCGTACGCTTCGCGCTGCCAGCGGTTCGACATACGGCGCACCTCCGGGTACACCCGGTCATAGGCAGCCATGGCCGTTTTCACGTCGTCAATGGGTGCACCCGTCTGACGGCTGATGGTGGCAGCGCCACCCCCATAGACCTTGCCGAAGGCGATTCCCTTACTGATCTTGCGATGCTTCGGCGTGAAGCCTTCTCCGAACACCAGCCGGGCCGTGAAGCTGTGCAAGTCCTCACCGGACCTGATGGCCTCTTTCATGCGCTTCACATCAGCCAGTGCAGCCAACACCCGAAGCTCAACGGCAGCGAAGTCCGTAGAGATCATCACTTCGCCCTCTTCGGCCAGAAGACAGCGCCGGATCATGCTGTCACCAGACGGCAGGGTTTGAAGCGCCGGACGGGTCACACTCATACGGCCCGTGCGTGCCTGCATGGAATTCACGAAGGGGTGCACGCGTCCGTCAGAGTCCACCACGTCAAGGAAGGTGCCCGTATAGGCAGAGCGCCACTTACCGGCACGCTTACTCTTGATGATGGCCTCAGCAAGGGGGTTGGGCTTGCGCTTGTTGAGTCGCTGCCCCGTGTTCTGGTCAAGGTCTGCAAAGCGATGCAACACAGCCTTGTCTACCTTGAGCGCCCCGGTTGCCGTGACCTCTTCGGGTGCCCATTCCTCCCCCATGCCCTTGAGCGCTTCCCGAAGCTGTGCAGGGGCATTCACGTTGGTCACGCCGTACCGAAGGCAGGCAGCCTCATAGGTCAGCGCTTCGTCTGCCAGCCGGGCATCAAGCGCCTTCGTGTAGGGGATATCCAGCACCATCCCCCGGCGCTGCATGATGGCGCATATCCGGGCTATCTCGTGTTCGTACTGAATCAGCCGGGGGCGTACTTCCAACATGTCAAGCTCACGGTCAAGGCACGTGTCAAGCCGGGCAGCGAAGATGGGGTCAAGCCCGGCGTACAGCAAGTAAGTTGGGTGCCACAGGTCGATACCGGCCCACCCGGTTGCCTTCGTGAGCTTGAGGGACCGGAAGACCGCCGTAAGGTCCCCCTGAGTGTCCGGGGCCTTCGGGTCCACGTACCAGGCCATGAGCGGTTTAAGGGCCGTGCCCCTGCCGCCTTCCTGGGGCTGCCGGGGGTCGACTAGACCGGCCTTGAGTCGAGTGTCAATGGTCTTCGGGGCCATGGCCTCAATGGACCCGTCAAAGCCGTCCCCGGACGCGTGCCGGTCAATCACAGCCCAGTCAAAGGGCGCGTTGTGAATCTGAAACTTCGTGATGAACTCAAGGGCACGCCGGGCGTAGTGCTGGAAGTAGCCCCCCAGTTCCCACAGGATGACCCAACCCGTGTGCCGGTCACCAAACTGGACCGTGCGCAGACGGTAGCCGGGTGAGTAGATGTCAAGGCCCGTGGTCTCCGTGTCCAGCGCAATGGGGCCACGCTTGTTGGCCTCAACAACCCAGCGCTTGAACTCTTCTAGGTCATCAAGGTTCTCAGGGACCTTGACCGTGACAGGGTCACCGGCAATGGCATAGGGGAACGTCTTCAAGGGTCTTCCCTCCCTACGCAAGGAAGGCACCCCCGAAAATCCGGAGGTGCCTTCCTGCTATGTGGTTGTGTCAGTCCTGAGCGAAGATGCCCGGACCCGTAGCCTTCGGACCCTGGTTAGCGTGTCGAACGCCTACCAGGACCATGCCCTTAGCGGAGCGCACCCGCTGTATCCCACGCTCTTCCATGGCGGAGTAGAACGCGCGCCGGGTCCACACCTCCTTAGAAGGCAGCCCCTCAGCCTCACACCATTCCTTGTAGTCCGTGTACGCCGAAGCCCCGTCCATGCGGGCGGACTCATCCTTGACCAGCACGCCCGGATAGAAGCCAGCCAGCGCGTCAGAAGTCTCCTTGTACTCCTTCGTAGCAGCGCTGATGGATGCCGGGTCCTTGAGCCCTTCGGCAAACCAGGCCACGGCCCCACGTACGGCCCATGCGGCAATTCCCTTGGCTTCGCTCATCAGCTTCTTGTCAAGGTCATAGTCACGCTCATGGGGCGCGAAGTACCGCGTAAACGGGATCATCTTGACGCGTCGCCAGAGACCTTCGTCTTGCCCCCGGAACTTCGGCTTATGGTTCGTCGCCAGCATCAGGAGAAACGACGGCTTGAATTCGAAGAACTCTTGCCGAAGGAACCGCGCGCTGATCATGTCCTTACCGGTCACCCGCTTGAGCACGGCTTCGCTCATGGGCTTGCCGGACTCACCCTCAGACGCCATCACCAGCCGGGCACCACGAAGGGCGGCAATGTCGTTGGGAATACCGCCGTTCGCCTTCTCTTCGAACGTGGCAAAGGGCGTGGTCTTGCTGATGGTCCGGAAGACGCTGGACAGCGTGTCGGTCAGTACCGACTTACCGTTAGCGCCCTTCCCCCACAACACACAGAAACACTGCTCATCCGTGTAGCCGGTAATGCCGTACCCAATGACGCGCTGCATGTACGGGATCAGGTCCGGGTCACTGGGGAAAATCTCAGTGATGAACGCTTCCCAGCGCGGGCACTTCGCGTCAGGGTCATATTCGATGTCAAGGCAGTAGGTCAACATATCCGCCTTGTCATGCGGGCGGAGCTGACCCGTGCGAAGGTTCACCGTGCCATTGCGGAAGCTCAGCAACTCCGGCCGGTTATCGAAGTCTTGAGCACTCACGTAGACCGTAGGGACCGAACGAAGCTCAGTCATCAAGTCGTTGATACGGGTGGTCATGGTGAACCCACGGGCTTCCTTGACCTTGCCCGCCAGCACCAGGGCAGCCCCCATGCGGTGAATCTCCTGACGCACCTTGACCTCAGAGCGTTCCCACGTTCGGCCGTTCCAGACGTAAAAGCCCAACCCCGGCGCGTACTTGATACGGCCATCAGACCAGGCAACCAACGCGTGCGCGTTCATGGCGTCCGTGTCCCCGTACCGCTCAAGGAGACCAGCCAGGATGCGCGCGGCTTCGTTGCCCTGGTCCCGGGACACCATGTCAGCGCCGGTCGCTTCGGCAAGCTCAGAGCTGACGGCTTCCCGCTGTGCCTCTTCCGGCTTCGCCACGGGTGCAGCCGCCTTGACTGCCTTGTGCAGACTCAGCGCGAACGTCTGGGGCTCAGACTCCCGCCACTCAGTCAGGTCCGTCTTAGGACCCAACTTCGGAATGGCCAGCCCGTAGACCTGAATGCCGTACGGCTTGAGCCCTTCCGCAAGACGCTGGTTGAACCCCTGCCCGGCGCTGTCAACGTCGCCACAGGCAATGACCTGAGTGCCCCTGAGCCCTTCGGCAAGCTCCGCCAACAGGTCCGGGTTACCCACCAGGCCAGCGCCACGGACCATCAACACGTCATAGCCCACAGAAACCGCTGTGAGCCCGTCTCCGGGGCCTTCCGTGACCAGGGTGACCCCATAGCCACCCTGACCCCTGAAAACGCCGTAGGGAGCCCAGCGGAAGCCTTCCGGGTTGCTCAGGCTCAGCCAGCGCCCCGGGCACTCCCCCGTGATGTCCCGACCCTGCAAGCCACGGGGGTTCCCAGCGAAGTCACACAGGGGAACGGTCACCCTGGGGAACGCCCTGAAAGCCCGTGACAGGAACGGGAACGGGTCATGCACCTCCGGGCCGTGGTAGCCAATGGCAAGCTCATACGCGGTCTCAGGGTCCATGCCGAACCGGTCGGCAAGGTAGTCCCGGGCACGCTCAGCCTGGTCCGTGTCGGCAACCAGCCGGTCACGCGCGTCATCCACGTAGCCAGCAAGGGCGGCAGTCTGGGCAACACCCACGATGGAAGGCTTCTCCTTCGGGACCGTAGCCCCCTCACCCTCAGCGTTGAACAGGTCCGGCCAACTGAGCCCGGCAGCCTTGATGATGGCTTCCGTCTTGCAGCCAACCCGACACGTCAGCCGGACCTTGTTGTCATCCCCCCGCCAAATCCTCAGCGACGGGTCAGAGTCTCCGTGCGACGGGCACAGAGCGATGTAACCCCCGTCATCGTGCTCACTCACACCGTTGAAATGGTCCAGCAACTCAACGAACAGCACTGGTCCGCCTTCCTGTTCTGTTGTCTTCGGAATGGTGTGAGTGAGTCGAATGCCTGCCTAGAACGGGTAGCCGGACCCGGCTGCAAGGTCAGGGTCAGGGCCGAAGGTCAGGGACCACTCAGCCAGCGTCTTTGCGCCCTTGCTGAGGTTGCAACTAGCGCACGCCGGAACGATGTTGGACTCAACGTCATGCCCGCCCTTACTCAGCGGGTGCACGTGGTCTAGGTGCGTCGCATGATTCCCGCAGTAGGCACACGCGTACCCCCAGCGCTTGAGTACGGCCGTACGGCTATATGCCTGGTGCTCAACGCCGTACTCCTCCGCCCGGCGCTTGTGGGTCAGCTCATGGCGCTTGTCAGGGCTCAGCCGGGCGTAATAGCCCTTGATGTGCTGACGCTGCCTGTTACGGCGGCATGAGGCACACGCACTAGACGGCTTCTTAGCCTTACCGGCTAGGAACTGTTCGGCGGGCTTTCCCCGCCCGCATAGTCGACACACCTTCACGGGTCACCACACTCCGAACGCGAATCCAACGAACCAGCCCAGCGCGAAGCCGACCGGCTGAATGAGAATGCAGACGAACAGTTGAAGGGGCGTGATCCGGACCCGCTTACGGGCGTGCCTCATGTACCCACCTGATGTCAGCGCCACGGGTCAGCGCCACCATGAGCGCATCGGCGTAACGGGGCCAGTCCTTACGGGAGTTGACCCCTTCACGAAGCCATATGGTCACTCCCCTGCCTGCCTGCCGGATGTCCCCCAGTGCAGGGGCGGAGTCAGCGGACAGGATCACCCAACCACCTCCGGATTTTCGGGGGTGACATCCACAAAGCCGGGCGTCACCAGTCGCACATGTTCGGTCGTAATCCACTGAGCGGCAGCCGTCTTGCGCTTCACAAAGCCAGACTCAACGCCGGTCGGCTGGACCTTGAGCACGGGCACCAACACAGCGCCTACGCCCTCAACTTGAGCCTGTTTGGCCGTGGCTTCCAACACCACAGCGTCAGCCATCCTGACCCGGTTCCCCTGACGGGCGCTGTACGCCACCAGGTCCCCCGGGTGTAGTTCGTTTCCGGCGTAGTCCGTTACGACACCACGCTTAGCCATGTGCTACGCACCTTCCCGTAGGTCAAGCATCAACTGAGACAGCGCGTCACACTCAGCCTGGTCCGCATACTCGGCGTAGTTCTGCATGACCCTGAGCGCTTTTCTGACTAGCGCTAGCTCAGTGGGGCTCAGGTCCACCAGCACGTTTCCCGGCGTAATCTTCGCCATGGTGCAGCCACCTCCTAATGCCTCAAGCCCCGAACCGGCGTACCGGAACGGGGCTCAGGCTTAGCGGCGGGCAACACCAATGGCAAGGATGATCAGCGTTGCGTTCTGGATCATGTCAGTAGCGAACTGATACAAGGTCTCTCCTTAACGGGGCACGGTGCCCCTACTGCCGAAAGCCCGGCAACCACCTCCGGATTTTCGGAAGTGACTGCCGGGCAATCGGGTTAGCTCAGGTACTCAGGCTCAGCCTTGCCGACGAAATCGGCGTCACCCCACGAAACGTCATCGGTCAGCGCCTCAGTCTGGGGCTCAGGGGTGCGCTCATCCTCGTAGACGGACACCAGACGAACCGGGCCGGTCGTGTCCAGCTTCCGGGCCTCAACGTTCCGGCCCTTACCAGTGGCCTTGACGCCGGGGAAGTGGTCGACAGAGCGCCGGGCCTGGTCGACACCCGGAGCGATCACCACAGCGGACACGAACTCACCAGGCTGGACAGCGTCAGTGCGGGAAATCTCGTAGATGGCCATGCGTGTTCTCTCCTCAGTTGTATTCGGGGTCACCAATGGGTTCGTCATCCCACTGGAAGCGCACTCGGCGCTCATGCATCACGTACGGGACGGCTTCGGGCGGGAACGTCCACAGGGGCAGACGAACAGTCTCGTCATCTGCCCCCGCAAGCGCCCTAGCCCAGTTGTAGGGGTCGGCTTCGTCTAGCTTCGGCACGGCCTACCGCTCTTCGGCCACGGCATCGTTGTAAGAGCCCAGAACCGTGATGACGGGAACCTTGTACTTGACAAGTTCGTCATCCTCGTTCGTGAACTCCCTGTGTTCGATCTCAAGGCGGCAAAGGGCTTCGCCGTCAACGTCGTCAAGGGCGTCCTTGAGATCATGCACGGTCTCAGCGAACTGCCAAGAAGTGGCAATCCAACGCCCCATGCCCAGCTCATAGCCGAGACCAGCCAGACGAAGGCTCACAACGATGTTCGGACCCGGGGCCTTGCCGGAACGGCTCTTAGCCTTCCGTTCCTTGAGCGTGCCAGTGCAGCCGCACAGCTCACCCTTGTCATCCGGCATGAGCGACCGGAGACCGTCACACTCATGGATAGGGAGACCGTTCGGACCCCACTGCATGAACTTGTCCTCAATGGCGTCAGCGCCGCTGAGCACAATCTCAAGTGCCTGAGAATCCGTCAGGATCTCAAAGTCATGTTCCTTCTCCGGGAACTTGAGCGCCGGGGAACCCCCCAGAAGCTCAGCAATGCCCTTCGCGGTCTCCTCACCGGAAGCGAGCACGCGCCACTTACCGAGACTCTTCGGCTTACGGTTCACCTGCATTCCGGTACGAAGCTGGAACGCGTACTCAGGGCGCGCGTACTTCGCCTCACGCTCCGCGCGCTCCGGGTCATCGAAAATGCTACGGTCCACGGTGGGTCTCCCCTACTTCGAATGTCTGCGAATGGAAGAGACAAGGCGGGAATTGCTACGGCCCTTTGGCCGGTTCTTAAACCGCCTTGCCCCTTCGAACCGGGTCTAGGGCGTCGAATGCCTGCCCCGTTCCCTTCCGTTTTCGCCTTACAGACCTGGTCTAGGGGGTCGAATGCCTGCCAGCGCGACAGAGCCCAGAACGCAGAAAAGCCCCCCAGTCCCGAAGGACCAGGGGGCTTCAACTGTGGTGCTACTTGCTGGTGTTGCTGCCGCCAGCGAACAGGACACGGAACCACATGCCCAGAATCACAATCCAGAGCGCACCCATGTAGCTGACAGCCGGGATGACCGGCACAGCCGAGTGAAGCGCTCCGATGATGAGCATGGTGACGAAGCCAGCCCCGTAGAACAGGCCAACGAAGATCAGGGCCGTAAGAAGCACGGTGGCAGCGCTCTTGAGCTTCAAGTGATTCTCTCCTTGCGTAGGTGCCTTCGAACCGGGTCTAGGGGGTCGAATGCCTAGCCCCGTCGCTCCGTGCCGGTCAGCTCCGCCGTGCTCTTCGCCAGCGGCTTACCCAGAGCCTTCCGGCTGCCCTCACGCTCCCAATCCAGCGTTGCCCGGAGGTGCAGGAACCAGCCGAAGGCAGCGCGCATCTCAGCGGCGTACACGGGGTGCAGGGTCCAGCCTTCCGGCGTGATGTGCAGCACCACAGCCCCGTCAAACTCAGGCATGGGCTCTTCGTTGCCGTCCGGGTCAATGATCTTGTCAGCGAAGGCATAGGCAGCCATCTGCAAGGCGACGGAAGGCCACACGCTCTTACTGGTCTTCCAGTCGGCAATCACGTCCACCCAGACGGCTTCGCCACTGGTGTTGTCCGGGTCCAGCGTCCACGTTCCATCATCCTCAAGGATGACCCTGAGCCGTAGCCACGCGTCGAATGAACCGGCATACCTGTGGGTGTCCGACCAGGCAACGTCTTCTGCCCTCACAAGGACCGGCTTGACCTGGTCCATGAACTCACGGAAGTTGGCACGGTATGGCTCTAGGTCCGGATGCTGACGCCGGATGAGCTGACCGCGCAACATGCGCTCAAACAGGTCATGCGCCTTAGAGCCAATCTTGCCCCGGTCGTTGGTGTACCGCCATGCAGCACCAGCAACCCACTTCTTAGCGCCCTCACGGTCACGGTCAACCATCCGCTGTAGGTATTCGATGCTGTCTAGGGCTAGCTCAGCCGCCATATTGGCGTGCCAGCGCTGTAGGAACTTCTTAGGGAGCATGTCCACTGTGGTGGTCACACTCGGATAGCGGGTAGCCGGGTCAGTCTCCTTGAAATAGACCCGGGAACCCCCCTTCTCGTCATTCTGGACCTTCGCCATTAGGCACCCTTCCGTAAACGTCTACGGATGTACCTAGTGAGCCGAGTGCCCGTGTAGAAGTGTAGGAAGTGAAGCCGGTTCGGGAATCGCTATAGAAACTCTTAGGGATATCTGAGGTGGGGGTGAAAACTACACTTCTACATTTCCGCTGGTCAGGGGGTCAGCGCTGTGGGGTAGGCGTTCGACCATCTACACGCGCGCTGTACGCCCCTGTGAGGGCATGAAAGAGCCCCGCCCGACCACTGGGGCCAGACGGGGCTAGAAGGCGCTCAGACGGGCGCTCAGGGCTGTTGCTGCCCCTTCTGGGCTTCAAGCCGTGCCAGTCGCTCAGCCGTGTGCTTCTCAGTGGCTTCCGCAGCTTCGACCAGCCGGGCAGCGTACCCGCGCACCCACTCAGGGTCAGCGTGACACTGCAACGGCCGTTGTGCGTCCGGCCCCTCAGTCACCCACGCGTACATGAGCACTTGCCCGTTGGACGTTGCCGACACGGAACTCAGGTTGATGGGGTAAGCGCGCTTCTGCCTCATGGTCTTCCCCTCACACGGTGTTGTAGATGCGCTGACAGGCGTCATAGCCGGGCTTGTCTGGACTGCACTTGAACAGCCCCTCAGTGGTCCGCTCAAGGGTCTCCGTGGGAACCGTGCGCCTGCACCTGTAGCACTCAAGGCGCTCACTGTTGAACAGCTTCAAGTCAGCGATCACGGCAGTCAGGTTGGCGAACACGTCAGCGGGCACGTCCAGCGCCGTGAACCGGTCCACATCCTTGAGCATTGACTCAGCGTCCCCTAGGTGGAGAAGCGCCGATTCAACGGCCATCCGGCCCGGTTCGTCACGCATTCCCGTTCTCCCCCTCAGCCTTGCGAAGGTCAGCCAGCGACGTTCCCAGGTTGGCCAGCGCGTCATCAATGACGCTATCCAGCCGGGCACCATCCTCCGGGGTTGCCGTCTTCCAGACCCCCGGGCGCTCTTCCGTCCACTCGATACGGTCTCCCGTGGGCTCTTCCGGGGTCTCCTCCGTCCCGGCAAGCGCCATCCACGCTGACTCTTCGTCCACGGGCGGCATGGGGTCCCCCTGCACCAGCCTGTAGCCGTTCTCAGCAACCCAGTTCAGGAAGCCCGGCAGCGTCCCCGGCTGGTGCGTCGCGTGCCACACCTCATGCCAGCCTTCGAGCGTCACGGACGTGTTGGGGCGCATCAGACTGATCATGGCCCTGAGCTGTTGAACGCTCATGGCTTCCGCCGTGCGCTTGTTGAGCTTGACCCCATCGTCAGCCAGCGTGGCCATAAGCTCAGCGCGTTCCGCATCCATCGTCTCTCCCTAGTGCGTCGAATGCCAATCACCTACGGATTTTCGGAGGTGATAGGGGAAGGCCCCGGGACACTGGGGGTATCTCCGGGGCCTTCCCTGTCTGTGGTGCCTTACAGCGTGGCAGCGATCATGGCCGTGATTGCCTTCTTGGCCTCTTCCAGCCGCTTGCGGACGGCTTCCTTCGTCTCATCCGAAGAGGCTTCGAAGTCTTCCGGCTTCGCGCTGGTGATGTCCTTGATGATCTTCTCAGTCACCTTCGTCACCCGCTCATCCGGCGTGGTGGTCTCAGCGCTGGTGCCCGAACCCTCCCCTTCGCCTTCGCCTTCGCCTTCCCCGCCCTCACCCGTGGTCTTGATGGGCTCACCGTTGGCGGTCAGTTCCTTGTTCTTCTTTTCCTGGTAGGCAAGGCGCTTGCGCTCCGCCTGCCCGATGGTGGACGTGCCGTAGACGTTGGCCACCCACTCAGACGCCGGGACATCCTCCGGCTTACCCTCAAGCACCTTCCCCATGATCGCGCGACGCTCAGCGCCGGTCTCGTCATCCTGGTCAAGGGACCTGAGCCACTGGGCACGGGCGTCAGAGCGGAAGTCCTGAGCCGACCGAATCAGCTTCTTGAGCGCCGAAGCGTTGTCGTAGTTGTCTTCGAACAGCGGAAGGGCTTCGTCGTAGACCGCGCGGGCAGCCTTCTTGGCAGCGTCGCTGTCAAACATGATGTCCGGGGTGTCAGCCTTGTTCGGGATGCGGAGCGCCACATCAAGCGTGATGTCAGCAATCTCCTTCGCAAGGTTCGACACCTTGACGTGCGCCGTGATGCCTTCGGCAACCTTCTGGGCACCCAGGTTGACCAGTTCCTTGGTTCCCTCGTACTGGTCCCACGTCTTCGCCTGCACGGTGCCCGTGGACACCTTCTTGACCTCAGCCTTCGGCTTCGCGGCAGCCTCAACAGCCGCCTTCCACGCGTCGCGCTTCTCCTTCTTGGCCTTGATGCTGCCCTTGCCGCTCAGGTTGCTGATGATGGTCTCCGTCTCCTTCCCCAGCTCTTCGAGCGCTTCCGCGTTGTCCTCAGTGGCCAGCACCTTCGCGCGCTCAATGTTGGCGTCAATCTGCTCAAGCGCCGCCTTGCCCGCCTCTTCGGTCACGTCCAGCTTCGGGGCCTCAGTGGTGGTGTTCTCAGCCATGGTCTCTCCCTGGTCTTCCTGGTTGGTGTTGCCGGGGGCAACGTTAGCGGACTCAGCGCCCTGGTGTCCAGTCACATCCGGATTTTCGGAGGTGGCCACCACCCGTGCGGCGTAGTCGTGGGCTTCGGCGTGGTCCATGCCCAGCGCCCGACCCTGCTCAAAGGCAGCGTCACGGGGGTTGGTCTCAGTGGTCACGGTCTCCCCTTCCGTGGTGGTCTCCGCCTTAGCGGCAGCCTTCTCAAGGATCACAAGGCACTTCTTGCAGTCAACGGGGGCGTTGGTCGTGTGGTAGCCCTCAGCGGAACGGTTGCCGCCGCACTCCGGAAGGGGCATGAACCGGTCATCGTGGGTCGGGCTGACCGTGTGGACCTTGCCGTTACCCCGCTGAATCTGCATTGCCTTGCCCCTTCGTCGCGTGTGCTTGCGTGATCAGTATGGGGGGTGTCGGGGCTCAGTTGCAAGCCCCGACACCTACGGATTTTCGGAGGTGACTAGCTGATGCGCTGCAAGTGGATGGCCTCAGCGGCTTCCGTCAGGCTCTTGAGACCCGTGATGACCAGCCCCTTCGGGCCGTTGACGATGACTTCCTTCCCGTCCACCCGGGACACCTCCCACGGCATCAGAAGCTCATCCGTGACCCGGTCCACAACGTCGAACCATTCGACCTTGCCGAAGTAGGCGGGGGTTCCGTACAGCTCAGGGCGCGTCTTCGTCTCCACACCGTTCGGGGTCAGCATGACGTTCCGGTCCGTGCTGTCCGGCGCGTCAGCCGCCATGACGTGGTACTGGGCATAGCTGGACCCGTTCCGGCCGATCTCGATGTACTCACCCCGGGGGCCGGTCTTACGGACAGCGGGCACGCCGTGCTCAGCGTAGGTGGCAATGCGCTGCATGACGTGCTCAGCGCTGAACTCTCGCCAGCAAGTACCCACCTCCTTAGAGAAGTCACCCATGGCCTTGAAGCGCTCACCCGGCTTGACCAGCGATTCAGTCATCTTCGTCTCTCCTCCGTGGAAGGCCACCCAGCAATAGGCGTCAGCGTAGGCCATCCGCTCAGTCACGTACTCCGTGGTGCGGTAGACCGTAGCGTCTCCGTCCCGAACCTCAGCCCAGACCGTTCCGTTGCCCTGGTTCAGGAAGGTGATGACGTTCATTGCTGGCCCCTTCGTCGTTGTCGTTGCTGCATGACCATCATGGGGCACGCGTGACCCCCCGCGCAAGCCACTTCCGAAAATCCGTAGGTGGTTGGGTAACAAAAAAGCCCCCCAGCGCTCCGCTCAGGGAGCACCAGGGGGCTTGTCTCAGCGCTGTCTGACCAGGGCGTCTACCGCCGTGTGTAGGTCGAAGATGCGCCCGGCGTTGATCAGCGTCTCATCAGCCGGGAAGTGATTCAGGTCATTCTCAGACGCGTGGGTGTCCGTGGACATCAGGTCAGGGCGCTTGATGCGGACCAGGACAAAGCCAGCCGCCCGAAGGGCTTCCGCTTCGTTCCTGTACCGGCAGTCAGTCACGACTACCGGCATGTTCCAGCCGTCTGCCGCCTTGACCTTGTCCATGAGCACGCGCACCCAGAAGTCAGGGTCAAGCTCACGGACCGTTTGGCCCATGTGCTGTAGGACCCGGCGCACTTCCGGATAGTTCGTCTTCGCGTAGTCCCATCCTGTGTCGGCAACCAGCGACTCAAGACGGACGCTGACGCCGGGCACCGTGGGAATGTACGGGTTGACTTCCAGCGCCATCCGCTTGAGCGGGTCAGCGAAGGCCAGCCGGGTAAAAGCCCAGTGCTGCACCAGCCGGGTTCCGGCCGTGTCTTTGCCGCTCTGGGCTTTCCCGATAAAGGCAATGTTCTGGTAGCTCACTCAGTCTCTCCGTCCGCTGGATAAGCCGTCAGAAGAGAGTGAGTGAGTCGAATGCCTACGCCCCCAGGAATATCCGGGCAGCGTCTAGAAGCGCGTCAGCCGGGAAGTCTGGCCACACCCGGGAAACCAGGGGAATTGCCACCACAACCACGGCGTAAATCTTGCGCCGGTTAGCCACGAACCAGGAAACGGCCCGTGCAGCCTTGTCTAGGAAACCGCCATCAGGGGCGCTGTGGTCTCCCAATGTCCACCTCACTTCGTTAGAAACGGCACGGCCACGCCGACCAGTGCCCCCAGGGTTGCGGCAACTCCGGACGCACGCCACACACGCTGTTCTAGCGCCGTAACGCGGTTCCCTAGCTCCGCAACCTCTTCGTGGGTCTTATCGTTTGCTAGGCGCTCATCTAGCCGGGTTACCAGCTCAGACAAGCGCCGTAGCTCAGAGAACAGTTCACTTGCCGGGACCCATGCCCCAGACTCTTCCGGCGGCATAGGCCAACCTCCGTTATGGCTTGACGTTGAACCCATGCTTAGCGCCTAGACGCGTCAGCGAAGTGATACCGGGGATGCCGTCAGCGTCCTTCCCGCTGTACCCCATTGCCTTCTGGTGCTTCTTGTACGCCTCAATGGTGGTGGTCCCGTAAGACCCGTCAGACGCGTACTTCGCACCCAGGTAACCGGCAGCCTTGAGCGCCTTCTCAACCAGCTTCACGCCAGCCGGATAGGTCTGGTGACCCTGGGGGGCCGTGGGGTCCGTCTTAGCGGCCCGGATCAGCTCCGATAGGTCAACGGTCGGCTTCGGGGCAGGCTTCGGCGCGGCAGGCTTCGGGGCAGGCTTAGGGGTCTCCTTCGCGTACGCCGGGTCAGCCGACTTGATGCCACCAGCGAACTTCGGGTAGCCGTAGCCGTACACGTACGGGTCACGCCGGGAACGCTTCTTGAGGTAAACCCCGTCACCCTCAGCGCCACCAGACGCGTTCGTGTTGCCCTCAACCGTATAGACGTACGTGTCGTCATAGTCGTAGACCAGGCCCGTATGGGTTCCCCCACCAGAGCCAAAGAAGACCTGTGCACCAACAGCCGGGTACTCAGAGAACCGGCCAGCCTTCTTGAACCAGGACACACCCACGGCACAAGACGCGCTCTTCGGGTAAAGGTCCTTAGCCCCCGCCTTGTCAGCGCACCAGGCCACGAAGGCAGCGCACCACGGATAGCCGTAACCGTCCCGGGGGTAACCGGGAATCTTGCCTAGCCAACGGTTGTACTTCGAGTCATTCACCCAGTGCCCGCCCGAACGGGTCTCATGGGTGCCAACCTCAGCCTTCGCCACCTTGACAACGTCAGCGGCAGATACAGACATAAGCCCTTCCCTTCCGAAGGTAAGTTCTAGCTACTTCTAGTGAGTGGAAAGCCCCCGGGACCAGGTCCACGGGGGCAAACCACCTACGGATTTTCGGAGGTGCTAGAGCGACGCGAAGCACCCGTTAAAGCCGACCCACGGCGGTAGAGACCGGGCCTGAATGCCGTACAGGCGTAGGTACCCGTTCGTGGTGATGTCTAGCTTGAGAGTGATTCGCTCACTGTTCACGTCAGAGCACGGAACCACGATGGTGCGGAGCGAAGACGGGCGCGCGTTGGTCGGTAGCGCTGAGGTGTTTAGTTCGTAGTAGCCGGGCAGCGTGCCGTAAGAGCTTCGGCCAATGCCACCACGAAACATGATGGTGTCTTCTCCGAAGAGGTTCACAACGCGGTACTGAAACGTGCCGTTGCTGTTGCCGTTGTGGGTCCAGCCGGAAGCCAGCGGAACCGTCTTCCACGTGTTCGTGCCGTAGCCGAAGGCCACCCATGCCGAACCGTCATAGACCTCAAGCCGTCCCACATCCTTGAGCCACGTCACCATTCCGGCAACCGGCTTCTTGATGGTGGCACCCCGGACCACGCCAGACGCGAAGGTCATAACCACCTTCGGGGTCAGTCCGTCAACAATGCCCTGACCTAGGGTCTGAGCGTTTGGCTTGTCCGTAAGCGTGGGGTACGCAACACCCTGCCCGTAGGCGTCAGTTAGTGGCATTAGTAATCCGTCGCAATCCAATTGAAAGTAGTGACACTGGACGTTGAACGCCGGGAACGCATTTGGAAGCCGGACGCTGTAACCCCGTCAACGGCAAACTCAAGCTCAGTGCTGCCGGAAGTGATGGCAGATACCGGCGTTGCAACCACCGTGGGGGTACTGCCAAAGGGCTTCGGGAAGGTGACAGCTACTTCCGTCCACTCAACAGCCCCCGACCATGCGGGGGTTACAGCGGTACCCGTCTGAATGCGGGGGGCCGTGGTGGTCCGCAGAGACCCGATACAGACCCACCCGCCAGCGGAACGCAGTAGCTCAACGCTGTGCCCAACGGCAGGGGCCTGGTAGCTGGACAGCACACGCACGCTGGGGTACGTGTCCCCTGCCCTGGTGCAATCCACGGTGCCGTTGGAATTGACCACGCTGACCGTAGCCATAAGCGCGTTCTGTTCCAGCGCACCCGACTTCTTGACCGCATCCACGGAAGCTGTCAGGAGAGAATCAAGGCCAGCCATTAGGCGTCATCCTCCTTGCCGCTCACGGTGTTGATGGTGAATCCGCCACCACTCACGGATAGCGGGATATCGAAGGAGTGCACAGCGTGAATCTCAGGAAGGTGCGCCGTGCCGTAGTTCACTCGGATGTAATCGCCAGCGTCTAGGGCAGCATTCGGCACGGTCTCAAGGGTCACCCTCCGGTTAGGTGCCCGGTACTTCGCTAGAAGCGCGTTGGCCGTTGCCGTGGCCTGAGTGCTGGTGGTCACCAGGGAAGAGCTGTAAGCCTTCGTGACCTTGCCGAACGGACCCCCGTACCGAAGTGGGTCGTTGGCGTCCGTGATGGTCGCTGTGCCCCGTACGGCAGGCTTGTTGTCGGCAGCGTTCTCCCCCGTGACAATCACCCGGTTGTAAACGCCATCAGCGCTCAGTTCCATGGTGGCGCTGACCATCACGCCATGGTCACCCGTAGACACGTCCCAGATGGGCGTCACAGCCGCGTTGAGCGGGTCAGGGATGTCCGCTAGCCGGAAGGTCCCGTTAGCGTCGCAGAACAGCTCACAGCCGACTGAGTCAGCGACTTCCCGAAACGCTGTCCATAGGTCCGTGTTCGCGTCCCACGTCTTCGTAGCCAGCGCCGTAGTGCCCCGGGTTGAGGAGTCAACGAAGTCAGCGCCAATGGCATTCGGGATGTGGTAGGCCAGGAACGCGGCAGCGTTGGCGTATCCCTTCGTGCTGGTGGCGGAATCCCACAGAGCACGCTTGAGGAGTAGTTCAAGCCCACTGGCCTGAATGGACAGCGGACCCGTGTGGATGTTGCCGCTGACAGACGTGATTATGAACATGCCGACCGGCACGCGCTCAATGGAACCGTCTAGGTACCGGATACCGGCTTCAACGTAGAGACGCTGGCCGTAGACCGCGAATCGGTCCGTGGGGCTCACCGGGAACTGTGCGGGATCAGGAACGGTAAGGGACAGCGACCGTCGAACGTCGCTGCCCCTATCCACCTTGACCGTGCCATCCGTGAAGGGAATGTCTTCCGCCAGCGTTGCGCCGTTGTAAAGAGCATTCACCTTCACGGATAGGCCGTGATCCGTTGCCAGCGCCGGTAGCCACTTCGAGCTAACCGACTGCATGTCACCCCTTCAAGAGAACGTCAGCCCACGTCGAGTGAGTGTCAAACAGGTCATCCCACGACGTGTAGGCGGCATTCAGGTAGATGTCTTCCCACGTGTCAGACGCGCTGCCCTGTAGACCACCGTCCGGCCGGTCAACCTCAGTGATTGCCAGCGTCCAACGCCAACCAGGCTCACGCGCGTCCGGGTCCAGTGGCTCACAGTCCACATCACCAATGGACACGTACAGGTTGCCGTCAATGCCATAGCCGGGCATGGCCTGAATCAGGGCAGCCGTGCCAGCGTCCAGAAGGGAGTCAAACAGGGCGTTTGCCTGTGGGTCCCAAATCAGAACGGTAAGGCTGGACTGACGACCGGCGCGGGTGCTGGTGACGTGCACAGGGTTCTTACGCCCCACCACGTCATAGCGTGCGCTACGCGCTGTCCGGGACCACTTGAGCGGCGCTTCCATCGTCACTGTGGTGTTCAGTGCCGGAATACCCGGGGCCTTGAACCAGACGAAGTCAGCGTCAGCCAGGATGGGAGCGGAAATCGTCTGCGTATACAGCCGGGCACCCATGGACGTACCGACCCACCAGGTGATTGCGTACCAAATGGTTGCCGCTAGGGGCGCTTCGTAGTCCTCAACCTGCAAGACGCCAGCCGTATAAGGGGCCTTGTCGTAGACGCGCCCGAATCCCCGTAGTGGGTACTTCTTGCCGTCTTCGTCCACGCGCTCAATGCTGACCGCCGTTGCCGTGGGATACACGTTGTTGATGGTCAGCGACACCATGCCCAGCGCGTTGTCAGTCACTAGGACGTATTCCGACACGGCCTCAACCATGTGGATGTTGTCAAAGTGCCAGCGGTCTAGCAGCGCACTTGAACAGTCAGCCTCAATGCCGAACTTCGCGTAGACAGCACCTTCGGGGCATGTGCGCGTCTCAGAGTTAACGTGCGCGTACCATTCCCCGGACGCATCCCGACCGTAGAACTGATCCGGGTTGTCTGCCTGAAACAGGTCTCCGTTGGCGTCGAACCAGTCGACACGCACGCGCATTGAGCTAGGGATTGACTGAGCGGAAGAGGTGTTATGCCGGTAGCCAGTGGCCTTGACCATGTACGTGGTCCCGGGGGTCACCGGGATTAGCCGGTCTAGCTGTGCCTGAACAATGCCCCCGCCTAGCTCAGTGGGATCTAGCCTGAGCGTCCAGAAGCCGTCAGTAATACCGGAAGTCAGGTAGCCCTGAGTTGCCGTGCCGTTAGTCACGGTCCATGCCGGTAGGTTGGCCTCAGACGAGAATTCGTTATAGGTCAGGAGGTTGCCAGCGACGTTAGGCGCAACCAACAGAATGGCGTCATCAATGACGAAGACCTGGTCAGCCGCCGTGGCCACAGGCCGGATAAACACCTTCGTGTAAACGGACCCGGCAGGGGCCTGACCAGTGGCACCAATGCGCCGAATTTCGTTCGCCGCAAGGCTGTAGGTGCTCTGACTCCGGGAACCAACCTCATTCCACCCTGAGTCATACCAGCGGAATTCCATGTACCAGGTGGTTGCAACGGCAGGGGCCAGCACGTTAGCCCAACTGACGTACTCCGTACCGGGCGTGACCCCAATAAAGTTGTTGGTCCGGATCTCACCTGTACCAGCGGCGGCAGAGCGCCATTCAAGGCCGTAGAAACCGGCCCCACCAAACAGGTTCCAGTTGCCGCGCGCCATCGTCCCGGAATCAATCTTCCAGCCGGACGTATCAGCCTCAACACTGGACGTGTTGAAACCGTAGATGTTGCCCGGCTTCGTCTGCCAGGCAACGCCAAAGTACACGTCATCAATAAAGAACCGGCCGGACGCTGCAAGGTTGTTGACGCTGACCTTGAGGAGTGCGTGAGTAGCACCAGCGGGGGCAGTGCCGATAGCCACAGGGGCGTTAGCCGACCAAAAGCCGACCGTGCTACTGATGGCCCACTGAGGCCCCACGGTCTCACTGACCTTCGTGCCACCCGTGGCAGCCGTCCACCACTCAATTGTTGAGTAGCAAGTGAGGCCAGTCTGAGAAACGCCAATGCCAATCATGGGCCGTGCCACATATTCGGAACCGGCCGTGACAGCCACACGGGGACCCCACACAGAAGCCGAACCGGCAGCCGTGGCCGTGACCTGTAGAGACCATGTGCCACTCAGCCGGAAACCGTTCTGAGCGATAGACGTGCAGTTAGTTCCCGTTGCCGCCCACGAACTAGTGCCACCCTCAAAGGTGCTGGCATCAGTTGGTAGAAGGTTCGGATTTCCGTAAGCCACTTAGACCCCCATGGGAAGGGGTCCAGCCACCTCCGAAAATCCGTAGGTGACTAGACCCCATATCGTCTGTCTATTAGCCCCAGGAACCGCCACCATCAGGCACAGAGCCAATGCCCCCGCCATCAGGCAGCGCGCCCACTCCCCCAGGGTCAACGCTGGGCTGTTCCGTGTAGACCTCATTCGTGCTAGGCGGATAGCCGACCACCGTAGTGTTGCCGGACTCATCAACCGTCACGTCAGTCACCGGCGTCATAACCGGGTCTTCCGCTGGTGCCACAGGGTCAGCCGGTACCGGCTCAGGAGTGGGGTTCTCCCCCTCAACAGGGCCGGTCTCAGGTGGTGTGCTCATAGTGCCCTTCCGAGTGCAGCCGGACCAGTTAGCCCGGTCTCAATGCGCTTGTCTGCGCGCTGATCAACGTAAGCCTCAAAGGTTCCGCCCTCAGTCACCAGGACAATGCGCGCACCATCCTGTAGACCCCCGGACGAAGCCTCAGCGCCCCGGGCTGCCAGCGTCGACAGAACCGACCACTGAGAAGCCGTGAAGACGGGCTCAGGCTTGCCGGTCTCGTTAGCCGTCATGCGGGCACCAGGCATGAGCCATCCGCCGTTGTCATACTTCTTGGAAGGCTTGAAGCCGTACCAGTCAGTGAACAGCGCATCACGGTAGGAACGCGCCCGGCTGCCGACAACGACACCATCACCACCACGGGATTCCACGTTCACGCCATTCAGCGTGCCTGCCGTGTGTCCCACGCCAGCGTTGGTGATGCCGACCATGAACGGTGCCTTCATACCGCGCACCCATCCGCCCGGAGCGTTAGCCCCGGAGAACGCGCCGGTAGCCCACACGCGCCGGTTTGCAGGCTTGCCCATAATCACGTTCTGAATGGCGCTCATAAAGCCCGAACAGTCAAAGCCCTTCGGACCAACGCCACCCCAAATGTAGGGCTTTCCAGCCTGCCGCTTAGCCCATGTAAGAGCCTGCCGCGTTCCCTTGCCGCCAACGCCGGTAGCCTCAACGCGCTTGTCAGCTTCCTTCGAGTAACCAAAGATGCTGTCAATGATCTTGTTGGGGATTCCGCGAACGGCCTTACCGAACATGGTGGATGAACCAGGGATCTTCCGTAGAAGCGGGTCAACCACGTGCTTCACACCAGCGCGGGCGGAAGACTCAAGCGTGTCACCTAGCCATGACGCACCCTTCTTAATCTTCTCCCACGCTGCCGAACCGGCACCCTGTAGGGCGTTGCCAATCCACCCGAAGATGCCGCCCTTTGCGAAGCCCTCACCAACAACGCCACCCTTGGCAAAGCCCGGCTCACGGAACTTCGCCAGCGACTCACCACGCATGGCAGCGCGGTTCACAGCAAACAGACGCGCACGCTCATACGGGTCACGCATGGCTTCGCTGACGTATACGCCTTCGCCCTTGCGCATGGGAACTAGCTGGTCATCACCCTGACGCCATGAGGACATGCCCGGCAGGATGCCACCACGGGCAAAACCCTTGGGGTGGAATTCGTCCAGCTTCGGAGCGCCGAAGGCACCAGCTACCTTGTTCCAGACACCAACAATGCCCTTGTTATAGACCGTGTTGATGATGAACGAAATGGGCTTCTTGGCAATGCTCTCTAGCTTGTCCCACGCCGTCTTTACAGCGTCCTTCGCCTTACCGAAAGCGTCGCCAACCAGGCCAACACCCTTCTTGAGCGAATCAAACGCGGGCTTGACACCCTTATTCCACAGCCACTTTGCCTTATCGGCAATCCAGTCAAAGACGGGCTTGATGTAGTCGCTGTAAAGGCTCTTAGCAACGCCACCCACGGTCTTCCAGTAGTTGACCATGAACGTGAAATAGGGCTTGATAATGTTCTTCCAAAGCCAAACGGCCTTGTCGCCAATCCACGTGAACGCGGGCTTTAGCGCATTGTTCCAGAGCCACATACCGGCGTCACCCACGGCCTTGAAAGCCGTCTGCACAATCTTCCGGAAGGTCTCCGACTTGTTGTAGGCCACGACGATTCCGGCCACCAGGGCAGCCAGCGCGATAGCCACAAGCACGAAGGGGTTAAGCGCCATGACCGCATTCAGGATGCCCTGAGCCACAGCCCACGCATTCGTAAAGAACGTGGTCACCTTCGTCACGCCGTTGAAAATTGCCGTCTGGATTGCAGCCGCCTTAACGGCCAGCGTCAGACCACCAATCAGCACGGCTAGACCGGTGAGAACCGGGGACCAGTCAGACGCGAACTTGAGCGCCGAAGAGAACGCCGGGACTAGGTACGTCAGGAAGATGTCAGCGCCGGTCTTGATGGCCGGAATGACGTACGTACCCATGACGCTGACTAGACCCTGTTGCAGCTCACGCGTGAACACCTGTAGCTCATGCATGGGGCCATTCCGAAGGGTCTTACCCATCCGGTCAGCCGCTCCGCCAACTTCCCCCAGCTTCGTTGCTGCCGCACTGGGGTCCATCTTGAATAGTGCGTCACCTAGGTCTTCTGCCTGAGTTCCAAACAGGTTGACGGCTGCCGCGTTCCGCTCAACCGGGTCCTTGATGGCTCGAAGCCGGTCAAGGGTTAGGTCAAGCGCTCCGCTGGCAGACTTCCCACCAGCGCCAAACTTCTTGGCCATATCGTCAGCATTGAGCCCCAGCGCCTTGAAGCCGTCAATCGTGGTCTGAGACCCGTCAACGGCCCGGATGCTGAATTCCTTGATGGCATCAGCGGCAATGTCCGCATCACGCGCACCCCCGGCAATGGCCTGGTTGATCAGGCCCATAGCCGTAGACCCGTCAAGGCCCATCTTGCGGAACTGAGTGCCGTACTCATTCATGGTGTCCAACAGGTCATCAGCCTTGTTGGCACCCGACTGGAAGCCCTTAGTCAGGATGTCAAACGCTTCGTCACTGGACTTCGCCAGCCCGGTACGCATCATCTGACTGACAGCGTTGGTGACTCCGCCTAGATCCTGGTCAAACGTCTTGGCAACGTCGCTGGCCTTCGTGGCGATTTCCTGTAGCTGTGCGTTGGTCGCACCAGGGGGCGCAATGCCGGACTGCATGGCAGCCTTAATGGCGTCAGCGCCCTCTTGGAAGTTGTCCACCACGCCGGACGTATAGAGCTTTCCGGCAATCTTGCCGTACTTCTCGGCTTCCTTGCCCGTAGCCCCTAGCTGGGCTTGCATCTTCTTTGTGACGCTGGCCTGTTCGAAGGCGTCCGTCAGCCCCTTAGCCAGCACAGCACCAGCCGCAACGGCGGCAATGGCAGCACCAGCCTTTAGCTTGTCCTTGAGGCTGCCGGACATTTCCTCACCGGCAGCGTTACCGGCGTCAGCCCCAGCGTCACCGGCTGGCCCAACAATCTGCTCACGTAGCTGACGCGCGAAGCCCTGAATCTCAGGGACAATCGACACGTAAGCAACGGCAATCTCAGGGCTGTTCGCCATGAGTTACCCCCTCTTCGTGCGCTCCCTGAATGCCAACAGGGCAGCCGCTGTAACAGTCGCCTTCTTAGGCTCATCCATGCCGGGACGCGGGTAGGGCTTCGGGGGCTTGCTTTGGTCCTTGCGCGGTACGTCCTTGTTAGCAACAGCCCACGTCGTGTGAGTCGTTGCGTCAATCAGGTCCGCTATCAGGAAGTCTGTGGTTGACCACAGCGGCTTACCCTTGTTGATTGCCTGCCGTGTTGCCGAGTCAGGCGGCAGCCCCCAAATCAGAACGCATAGCTTCCGGGGGCTGATCTTTCCCCGCCATAGGTCAAGGAGATCAACCCCCCGGAAAGCTAGGTCAGCCTCAATCGCGTCACCGTGCTCACGGATCAGCGGCAGAAGGCTTAGGAGTTTCCCGCACCCACCGACTTACCGGCAGCCTCAAAGAAAGCCCCTAGGTCACGCACCTTCTTGTTGGTGGCGCGAAACGTCTTGTACTGGTCCTCACCTAGCAGAGCCTTGAGCGCTGCCGTCATCCGGCTTTCGTCAATGGCCTCAAGGACATCAATGTCCCAATCCTCAGCCGGGGGAACCGTGTAGGTGTCGCCGTTGAACTCAACGACGTGCGGGGTACCTAGAGCGTCATTCTTCGTAGCCATGGTAAGTCTCCTCAAAGGGTGGATGTGGGTGGAATAAGTGGGACCAGGTCCCCACCCAGAAACCTGGTCCCACTGGTCAAGTCACCTACGGATTTTCGGAGGTGCTAGGCAGCCGCGTTCGACGTGTCGTTGTCGTAGTCGACGTACAGCACGTCATCCGAAGTCGGGTAGATGGTGATGGTTAGCTCAAACGCCTGTAGGTCCGCCTCAGATAGCGTGACCTCACCAACGGCCGTAACCTCACCCTGTGGGATGTGGCGACGCCGGGTAATGTCCCCGTCGTGAAGCTCAAGGACAAACGAACGCTTGTCACTCTTCGGAATCTTCACGGTGCGGGTGTTGGTGCCACCAGCCGTGGTCACAGTCGAACCAGGGTTGACGAGACCGAACACAACTAGGTTGTCTTCAAGGCACGTCACCGTAATGGTTCGCTTGTGCTTGCTGCGCTTCGTGCGGATGAGCTTTCCGCCCCACGCATAGAAGTCGGTCGAATCCTCATCACGGGACTCAGACGCGCCATCCTCCGAGAGAAGACCAACGGCCTTCCACGTGGGTGCAGACGTCATGGCGTCATCAAGGGACGCCGGAAGGGCCGTGGCTACAGGGGCAGTCCAAAGGTCAGCACCCTCCCACAGCCGGGGGTTGTTCACGTTACCGCTCATGTGGTTTCCAATCGTGTGCCACGCGTCGAGAATTCGACCGCGAAGGAGTAACGGGGCTGCCCTGATTCGCTATCAGGCAGCCACATGGGGCCGGACACTTCGGCTACGTCATAGACCGTGGTCTGACCACGCTTGCCAGCCATGGCCAGCACATAGGCCCGAACCTTCGAGCAAAGGGCTTCGGCGTTCTCTTCGCTATCCGACCAACACTCAACGTCGATACGGGGCCGGTCCAGAATCAGACTCCGCCGTGTTCCGCCTAGACGCTGAATGCGTACGAACTCAGCCGGGCGCGGATTAGGCACACGGGAGTAGACAGCGGCCGTGATGTTCGGCCGTAGGTACTGGATAGCCACCAGGACAGCGTCAGGGAAAAGGATGACGGGCTTACTCAACCGGATCAGCCGCCGCATCAAGGGCTAGCAGGAGATTCCGCCGTGTGCCCTCAGCCGTGGCCCCATCCTCGTAGCCAGCGATCACAGCCGCACGCGCACGGTTAGGGCCGTCCTGAGTGTCAACCTTCGTCTGTACGCCAACGCTCCGTAGGGCAGCGTCAATGTCCCGGGCCTTCGCCAGAACAACGCGCTGAGCACCTTCGGACTTCGCAAGGCCCCGGATGAAATCGAAGTTGTACCGGATGTTTACGTTGCTCATCCACTCACCCTCTTGAGCCGTGCTTCTACGTGGTGCAGCCGACCGGCTACCTTGAACCGGCCAACTTCCCCGTCTACGGCCAGAGTTAGACCGTCCCACTCAACGCGGTCAGTGGGCAGCGCTGGGAAGTCACGGCCCTTCGGGGTGATCAGTCGCCAGCCGGTAACTACCGAAGGCCGGTCCCCCGTTGCTTCGTTGGAAGCGTCCGGCTGGACCATGAGCCCCGGGTAAACCGTCCGGGTAGCGGCAGCCCAGTCACGTTCGCTGGTGGCGTTGCCGTACTTGTCGACCTTGAGCGGAGCACGGACCAGCGTGACAGTCTCGCCATGCAGTCGACTCATACCGTCCGCACCACCACAGCCCTACGCCGGTAGTCGGCAAGTAGGTCCTTATCAGCCTGAGACAGTGACGCGCCGATGGTCTCAGCCGCGTACGTGACGCTGACCGCTCCAACGGTTTCCTGCCGTAGGTCATTGGGGTTGCTCAGAACGCGCTGAGCGGCTGTCAGAGCGACTGCCTTAACGTCCCCGGGCACTGATGCGTACCCGTGCGTGAAAGTCACTGAGACGGGCGTACAGCCGGTCACGGCCAGCCGCTCAGTCTCGTCATCCCATACGTGGTCGACCGGCACCCCATCACGGGTTACAGCGTCGACACTCACAATGGGACGGAGGGGAAGCCGGATCACGCCATCAACAGGCGTACGCCGTAGCGTGGTTGTCCGGCGCTGGAAGGTGTTGCGGGCTTCCTTCCGGATGATCGCAGAGACCATGTCCAGCGTGGACGCTGCCGAAGCCGGAAGGGTGCCCGGATCAACTTGCATCCACCCGGCTAGGTCATCAACCGTGGCCAGCGGGGGCAGTGCCATGGGTCACCCTTCCTGGTTACTTCGTCGTCTGTGCTCCGCACTCCTGACAGCGCGTCACGGAGACCTCAGAGCCCCCGGGGGAAAGAGCCTTGAACTCTTCCACCCGGGGACCCTTGCAAGCCTCTTCGTGCGGCAGATCAGGAGTCACAGCCTTTGCCTTTGGGGGCAAGGCTCAACCTCCTTACGCGTTGAGAACGCCGGTCATGCGCGCGGCACCCTTACCACCGAACACGGCAAGACCCGTGTAGAACTCAAGACGCGTCCGGTAAACCGGCTTCGTGTCAAGCTCACCTAGGTCACGCACCTGCACGCCACCGTTGGTCAGACCGGTCACGGCCTGGTCACCCTCAGCGGAACCGAAGCGAACCGCGTAGATGCTCGAAGTGGTGCCGGAAGCCGTGCCCTGAGTCTCCGTCTGCGGGATGATGTCCGCACCAGCCGCCGTCTGGCCAATGTCCAGAAGCGGAATGCCGTTATAGGTGTGGATGGTCTTACCCGTAAGGGCGTCCTTGACCATCTCAGCACCACCTAGGCGACGGGCCGAAGACCAAATCTTCGCAATCACCTTGCGGTTCATGTAAAGGGCACCGTTGGAACCGTTGAGACCCGGGACCCGGGAAACCAGCTCATCAAGCGCGTCAAAGAACGCGTGACCACCCGCAACCGGACCCATGCCGTTGGTGTCAGCGGCAAAGACCTGGTTACCGGTCAGACGCTTCTTGAGGCCATCAAAGCCGTTCGCGTCAACGGCCGTGTCACCGTTGATGAAATGATCCTGGAACTTGTAGGCAGCCGCCTTAACCTTCATACGCGTCTGAATGGCGCGCTGGTCATTGAGGTTGCCGCGAGTCTGGACGATGAACCGGTCAACGTCAGCGTCACCACCCAGGATGACTAGCTTCTCAGACTTCGGGTTGACCGTACCCGTGGACTCCGAGTAACCGGCATTCACGGCACGGAACTCAACGCCCGGTAGCGTCGCCTCTTCGTTGTACGCATACGCGTTACCCTGAATCGTCAGGAACGGGATGCGGTCAAGCACTGGCGACTCAATGACGAAGGTCTCAAGTACACCACGCTGTAGGTCATCCTGAGACAGCTTTGCAGCCTCAGACAGAGTTAGCGCCATATGGGAACACTCCTAGAAATTGGCACCTCCGAAAATCCGGAGGTGGTTAGTTGCTGGCCTTGCCGTACGCCCGGCGCATACGCTCTTCGGGACTGGCAGGCTCAGGCTCAGTGGAAGGGGTCTTGCCCCCGCCAACGTCCCCCCACGGCTTCGAACCGCTGTCAGCGCTGTCCGCCTTCGCAAGGTACGGACGGGCCTTGAGTAGTTCGGTCACAGCCTTCTCAATGGCCGTGTCATCGCTGGTGTCAACGTCAGCGGGCTTGATGAACAGAAGCGCGTCAGACGGGTCATGCAGCCGCCCCTTGGCCTCAGCCTTGATGGCGGTCTCCGCTAGCTGAGTCTGAAACTCCGCCCGAATCTCCGTCTTGATGGCCTCAAGGTCCGTGCCCTTAACAGCCGCATTCGACCGCTGTAGGCGCTTGACCTCAGCCTGTAGCGCGTCCCGTTCCTTCTCGGCAGCCTTACGGGCGTCGCGCTCCGTCTTGAGTGCCTTCTTACCGGCGTCGCCTAGGGCGTCCTCACCGGCTTCCCCCTGGTCACCCTCAGCGCCGTTCTCAGGACCGTTGGCGGGTGCGTTACCGGTTCCCTCAGCCGGGTCCCCATCCTTTGGGGTGCCGTCAGACTCAGGGCCGTTCGGGTTGGGGTTTTCCGACATATGGAATCGCTCCGTTATGTGATATAGCCATGCTTCTTGAGCAGGGCAATTTGAAGCTCACGGTTGCCGTGGGCATTCTTGAGAATCTGCTCAGGCATTAGGCGGGCTTCACGCACGCGCTCATAGCGCTTACCGGGGTTCTTCACGAAGCCATCAGCCCTCAGCGCCTTACCGCCTAGACCACGCTTCGTGGTGCCCTCAGTGGTCACCTTCTTGCCTGTGGTGGTGGTAGCCATACCGCGTCGCGCGTTGACCACCTGACCTATGTCAGCGCCATTCTCAATGGCGTCAGCCCCGGCAGTGCCGAAGCGCTTACGGCGCTCTTCGGGGTCCATCTGCCTGAATAGGTCTTCCGGAGAAGCGGACTCCCGCCACTCCTGATCACTCATAGGCTCCATACCGCAATCACACTTCGGGTGACGCTTGAAGCCGGTTGAGTAGCTGTACTGCCTGCCAGCCAGGATGATGCAACGGCTACAGGCGGGTAGCTTGACCACCCTCACGTAGGACACACAGCGTGGCTCAGCGGTCATCGCAACCTGAGTGGCCGTACGGCTGGTGTCGGCAATGGTGGTGGCTACCAGGGTGGCCATCTGAGACATGCCCCGGGCTAGTGCCTGGTCGGCAGGCATACCTAGCTGTAGGGCTTGCGCCGTGGTGATGGCCGGTACGTACAGAAGCGTTGCCAGCGGTCGACCATCCATGGCCACACCAGCAAGCGCCCCAGGGTTCAACGCTGCCACGGCTTCAACGCCTGCCCCCTGTGCCAGCATCGCGCCGGTCACGAAGGCTTGTGCGCCCTGAGCCGCTGACAGTTGGCCAGCAATCACAGCGTTGAGAATCTGCCGCCCGGTCTCCCCCTGTAGGGCAGCGAAGATGCGGTCAGGGGGCACGTCAGACCAGAGCGCCTGTACGGCTGCTACAACGCCTTGCGTGATCCCCTGCACCACTTCGTACCGGGTGGCTGCCAAAGTGGCTGACGTAGCCACACAGCCCCCTTACTGAGCGTCTGCCGCCTCAAGCTCCGGGGTCTCCTCCGCTGGAACCTCCGGCTTCGCGCCGTAGATGCCTGCAAGGTCCCCGCCAACGATGGCGGCAGCCTGGTCCGTCCGCATGGACTTCCAGCGCTCAATTTCTTCCGGCGTAGTGTCCGGCATCCGTTCCCATAGGGCTTCGTCCGGCACGTTAATTGCCTTGTACTTCGTCAGCGCATCCGCGTACTGAGCCTCAGAACGGAACTGAGCGTCACGCCAGACCACAGAGCCCATGGCGATTGCCTCAGCACGGGAAGAGTCGCCAGCGGCAAGGGCTTCGAGCCTCATTAGTTCGCGTAGCGACGCGCCGAAATACCGTTGTCTTTCCTGGACCTTCGCCACTAGACCGGCTTCCGAAGCAACCAGGGCATCAGCGCTGATGTTGACCATTTCCCCAGTCAGGTAAGACGGAGGGGTCCGGGTCTGTGCAGCGATGTGCCTAACGGCAGCCTCAATCACGCTGGTGTAGTTGGTCAGGTCAGCCCCGGAGAACTCCGCAATGGACGCGCCCTCACGCTCAAGCCAGAGCAGACGGTTACGGCGGAATTCGTCAATGGGCAAATCCTCTTCCCCGATGACTTCGCCATCCTGGTCAAGGATTTCCTTGGTAGGCCGGTCCATCCCCAGCACTGCACGCGCGGGCAAGGCCCGTTCGTCGGCAGCCGTCATCAGGTGAGCCCACAGGGTGTTTACCGCATCCTGTAGGGGCGCAACGCTGGCAATCTCACTGGTCGGCTTCCCGCGCAAGCGTGCACGGTTCTCAAGCGCCACCAGGGGCACAGCCTTGAGCGGGTTGGGCAGCACGCCGGTAGACACCCATCCGTTGCCCCCGAAGGTGGCAGACAGCGGGTAGCCGTAGCCGTCAAGCTCACCAACCTGACGCACCCACAGGTAGACGGCTTCCGGGTAGAACAACGAAGCGCGTTCCTGGTCACCATCACGCCAGAGCAGTAGGCCAGCGCGACGCACCCGGCGCTTACCGGGCACATACTCAACGATTGCCTGCCGTACGTCATGGAAGGTGACTTCCGTGTTGACGCCATCCGGCTTCCAGACCAGACCATAAGAGCGCCCGGCAATCAGTGCCTCAAGGAAGGCTAGGCCAACCTCAACGTCACACTCATTCCGTCGCCATGCGTCCCATGCCGTCTTATCAATCGTCCCGTCATTCAGACGGAAGGCGATAGGCACCAGTCGCTCAACGGTGGCATCAGGGACCACCTGACACCAGTTGTCTGAGAACTTCTCGAAGAGCCCGCCAGTCTGAGCCCGGAACTCCGGGGATGCGAACTTGAGCGGCACGTTGCCGTCATAGTAGTTCGACCAGGTCTCAGCACTGCCCGCCCGTCGCTGTAGCTTCGCGTACAGCCGGTTTAGGTCATCAAGTGGCGTTAGCGCCATGCGCAACCCTCCCCGGGTAGGCACTTACGGATTTTCGGAGGTGCTAGGCGGATGCCGCACGTGCCTTCTTGAGGGGACGCCGGACATAACCGTCCATAGCCATGACAGCCGCCGCAATGCCGTCAATGCGGGCACTGGACTTTTGGCGGTCAGGCTTCACAGGGCGGAAGTTGTCGTTTCCGTCCGTGATGATCTCTACGCAAGACGCGTGCCAGCGAAGAACGGGATTCCCGCCATGCCGGATCTTGCCTTCTCGCAACAGGCGCTCTAGTTCCTTCGAACCAGGCCCCATGCCTAGGTAGGTCTGCGCAACCGGCACCAGGTCAACGCCACGCGTCTTCTGGTCAACGCGCTGCACAAGCTGACCAGCGAACATGCGGTCATAGCTGATGCGCTGCACATTCAACCGGCGGCAATCCTCAATGATTTGCTTCTCAATGGTGCCGTAGTCGATTGCGTCGCCTTCGGTTAGCTGAATCCAGCCTTCCCGAACCCAGAGCCTCAGCGGCACCTGTAGCTGTTGCTCTAGTTCGTCTACGCGCTCTTCGGGTAGCCAGAAGCGAGCAATCAGCTCAAGGTCAACGCCCGGCTGCCGGGACTCAACGGCCAGCACCCATGCGGACATGTCAGACACGGCCGATAGGTCGACCCCACCCCACGCGCGCCGATAACGGAACTTCTTATCGTCCACCATTCCGGCGTTGGCATCCCACAGCGGCATTGGCAGCCAGCGGGTAGCCGAACGCATACGCCGGTTGAGCGACAGACGGCAGAACGTTGGGAAGTAGCTGGGGGTTGACTTCGCCTTAGCGGCTTCACGGCGCATGTATGCCAGCGAAGGGCTAACGCCTAGGCCCGGATTGGCCTTGTACCAGGTTGCTTCGTCAAAGGGGTCATCCGACTCTTCGGCAGCCCAGATCACACCATAGTGACCAGGGTCTTCAACCACGCCCTCAGCAATGCGACGCGTATACGTGTGCTTCTCGTCATAGATCGAACCCTCTTCGCCTTCGTCGGCAGTCGTGATGAACACGACTAGGGGTTGATCACGTGCACCCGTACCGGTCTCGATAGCGTCGACTAGATCACGCTTCTTGTGAACGTGGACTTCGTCAACGATGGCCCCACTGACATTCAAGCCGTGGGCAGTCTCGGCAATCTTGGAGAGTGCCCGGAAGACACCACCCGTGCGCGGTACGCGGATGACACCCCGCAGCACCTCAACACGGCCCTTGACTGCATTGGAAGTTAGCGCCATTCGCTTAGCGTCATCAAAGACACGCTCAGCCTGTGGCAGCGAACCAGCGGCGGCATAAACCTCAGCGCCGTGTTCCCGGTCAGCCAGCAACAGCGTTAGGCCAATACCGGATGACAGGGTTGACTTTCCGTTCTTACGCGGAACCTCAATCCAGACGGACCGGATAACGCGCACTTCCCGCTCAATCTCCGGGTCATACCACAGCCAGCCAAAGACCGGCGCGATAACCCAGACGATTTGCCACGGGGCTAGCTTGAGGGGGGATGAACCCCAACGGCCCTTAGTGTGCTTGAAAGACTCAGTGGCCTTGATGGCACGCCGGGCAGCGTCCACGGAGAAGTAGGCCCCAGGTTGCTTGTCAGCCTGAAAGCCGACCACCAGGGGCCGTGACTTAGCGGCTGCCTGAATCTCTTCGGGCGAAAGCCCTAGCTCAATCAGAGCGTCATACGGGACCGGCAGCGCGTCAGTCGAACACGTCTCCGTCATCGTCTCCCCCATTCTCAGGCGGCTGAATGCGCCCACGGGCAGACGGACTTAGACCTAGTTCGCCAATGTAGCGGGCAAGCTGTGAGCGGTACTGACCTAGAACCGTGGTCCACCCGTTCTTTTGCCAGCCGCGTTCGCCTTGCATCAGCACGCCATCACGGGACAAGGAACGCTCACCCTGGTCAATGCGCGCGACGCAAATGCAGTAGTCAGTAAGGACCACCGTGTCAACAGCGCCAATGCCAGCCGTGTACTTGAGTACCGGAATGATGCGCTGCCACTCCTCAGAAGCCACCTTGCGGCAGCGTGCAACGCCAGCGGCAGACCCGGGGAAGACCACGGACCAATCAGGCTCTTCTAGCTCCGCTGGTGGCGTGACAATGCCTTCCTTGACCGGACGCTTGCCGGGGTTGCCCTCACGGACCACCTGTAGGGGTGGCTTGACTCGCATGGGGTCTGCCATGAGGGCACCTCCTTACGTAGCGTGAGCCCGCGCAAACGGGTCCAGTTGCGGCGCTAGGTTTTTGCC